TTTCACGATCCAGTTTCCCGCCAACGATGCGAACAATGCGATAATCAGGATCTCGTAAATGGCTTTGATTACTGGCTGGGATCGAAGTACCTGGAATTCCGGACCCTGGAACAGTCCCGTTCCGGTCGAGGTAACAGGTGTTTCCGCCGCCAGTGCGACCGGGTCGGTAACTATCAGCCTTCCCGTCAGTATCAGTGTAACGGGCGTTTCCGCTGCAGGCGCGATTGGATCACCTTCCGTATTCTCGGCTGTAACTGTTTCCGCAACGGGCGTTTCCGCTGCCAGTGCAATTGGAAGCCCGTCGATAATTACCAATTCCAATCTTTCCGTGACCGGGGTTTCCGCCGCTAGCGGAATCGGAAGCGTTCAGATAAACTTCGCATTTACGGTAGATGGCGTTTCTGCCACCAGTTCCGTTGGTCAGGTAACTGTTTGGAGTAAAATAGACCCCTCTCAGAATCCCAGTTGGGCCGAGATCAGTACCTCTCAAACGCCCGGTTGGACAAAGATAGCGGCATAGGAGACGAGTTATGGCTTCCTCGTATACAACCAGTTTTGGTATCGAGAAGATAGGATCCGGAGAACAGTCCGGAGCGTGGGGAACGACCACCAATCATAATCTGGACATTCTGGACCGGATATCCTCATACAAAGCTGTTGCGATAACAACGAATGCAGACACGCACACTTTAACTGTGCGAGAGGCATCTCCCGGATCCGGGACAGAGAATCTGCAAGATGGAATGTATCGTGTAATTAAATTTACAGGGGCATTGGATTCAAATTGCACAGTTACAGTAGCCCCTAACACGACTGCTGCCTTCTTTATTATCATCAACGCAACTACCGATTCTGGCTCTAGTGGACCATACTCCGTAATTCTTACGCAAGGCTCTGGAGCAAATATAACTGTAGAAAATGGAAAATCTGCTACTGTTTATATGGACGGGGCTGGATCTGGCGCGGCGGTAATAGATGCGTTATCTAATCTGCAATTAGCCACTATAACAGCGTCCGGTGATATTACTTCCAGTGGCACGTTTAATGCTTTAGGCGACACTGCGGCTAGCGACAAAGCTGCCATGGGGTATACTTCTGCCGAGGGCCTTATCCTCACAGGCCAAGGCTCGACCAACGACGTAACGATCAAGAATGACGCCGATGCCGACGTTATTACCATTGCGACGGGTGCGACGAACGTCGATGTGGTTGGAGACTTAACGGCGGCTACGCTCAATGCGGACGGTGACACTTCCGCCAGTGACAATGCAGCTATCGGTTATACAAGTGCCGAAGGCATTATTATTACGGGGCAGGGCTCGACCAACGATATTACGCTCAAGAATGATGCGGACGGAGAAGTCTGTGGCGTTCCCACGGGGACGGATGACTTGCGTTTTCCCGACGATGCAAAAGCGGAGTGGGGGACGGGTGGTGACCTACAGATTTATCACGATGCGTCGAATAGCTACATAACCGACAACGGGACTGGCAATCTTAAAATAGGAAGCGGCAATCAGGTTGATATTCTCGGAACTGCCGAGACGCTCGCCACCTTTGTCGATGATGGTGCCGTTAGCCTATATCACAATGATGGTGTGAAAATTGCTACGACAGCTACCGGGATTCAGGTAACCGGGACAGCCCTTGCTACAACCGACACAGATACAAGTAATACAGGTGATGTAACACTTGATTTTCAGACGAATCAGAACTTCGTTTTGACCTTCACAGGTAATGTAACTCTTGTTAACCCTTCAACGGAACAGGTTGGTCAAAGCGGAATAATTGTTTGTATTCAAGACGGGACTGGGTCCAGAACCCTCAGTCTGGGCACGGACTATGAGACCGCTGGGGCGGCTGGAATAACTCTCAGCACCGCTGCCGATGCTGTCGATATAATTCCGTACTTTGTCCAAAGCGCCTCGAACATACTTCTCGGAGCGGTGCAGAAGGCTTTCGCATAATGGTTTTAAGTAACGCACAATGGTTCACAGCACCCAGTACCCCGGCAACACTTGTATTTAATGAGGTGTTGACTAGCACGTCAGCTTCAACGCACACATTTACGGGTGTGGATTTTGGTACGGCGGCTGCTGACAGACGTATCTTAATCGGTATTAGTGTCAACTCAAGTCAAGACCCAACCTCTTTTTCAGGAACGATTGGCGGGGTGGCTGTTTTCCTTGTGGCGGGGTTGCAGGTAACTGGGGGTCAAGCTGCGGCTTTGATGATGGCTAATGTTCCGACAGGAACTTCTGGAACGGTTTACATAAGCCACAATACCGGCTCCGTTGCTGTCGGTGTCTGGTCATTATATGATGCGGCACCGGGGGTCTATGATTCAGCTACTGATGACTCAGACAATGAGGCTAATACGTCGGGAACTCTCGACGTTCCGGCGAGTGGGATTGCGTTCGGGATCGCTAGTACAGGGTCTGGTGCTACTAACACTTTCGCATGGACGGGTGCTACGGAAAATTATGACAGTGCCACTGGTCAGAATTATATCAACGGGTCGGGTGCATCGGTTGAAGTTCCAGCGGGGGATTCGTCTTTAACCTTAACAGCTGCAAGAACCGGTGGTTCCGGCGACACTTGGTTTGCTGGCGCATTTGCATCCTTTGGGCCGATAGGTGATTGGGTGGTGGTAGTTCCCGGTGAATGGTCTGGTAAAACAGGTAATTTCACCCTTTCAAGTAACGATGCAGTTGGGAGTGCGGCTGCGGATCAGGCGGTAAGATACGATATTGCCTTTGATGGTGATTTCACGCTTGAAGGAAATACTGTCGGTGGTACTGGCAACAATCAGTTTGGAGTTTATGCTACATCAGAAGATGCTAGTTTTAATGAGGACTGTCCTTCTCTGGATATTGGCGTTACTAACCGTTGGGATATTTCAGCCTCTCCCATGAACTCAATGTCTTTCGATGGTACAAGAGAGAACACCTGCACAGCACTTGCAGACGGAGACTACTGGCAAATAAAAAGGGTTGGCAGTACCTTCTCATTCGCACTCGACAATACCACCCAGAACGGCACTTCTCTTGTTGATCAGGGAGATTGGACTACAACTTCATCCACTGAAGTTCGTTTTGATGTTGTTTGTGGTAGAGCCGATGCAGGTTGTAAGAATCTTAAATATACAAATTAAAGGTGAGATAAATGGCAACGATACTTAGACACGCGGCGACGGGCCAGACGCTTCGCGCAGGTAGGGGGTGGAAGGACGAGAACGGTATCCAGCATCCGCCAAACTGGAACATCTGGTCCGCCGAGGAGAAGACTGCAGCTGGCATCACCGAGATAGTGCAGGCGAGTCCTCCAGATTCAAGGCTGTATACGTGGTCGTATAATGCGGATGGCACCATCAACAAGACAGCCAAGGCTCTGGCCGATAGCGGTTCGGGAGACACCTTGGTCCTTGGCGTTAAATCCAATTTGAAGCAGGCCGTGAACAGCCAGCAAGGTTCGTTACTCGATCAAACCGACTGGTACATCATTCGCAAGGCCGATAACGCGACGGCAATCCCCTCGAATATCCAGACATGGCGCGATGCAATCCGCACTAAAGGCGATGCGATGAAGTCGGCCATTGACGGCGCAGCGGACACGGACGCCGTCGCAGCTTTGTTCGTGGTGTATGAAGAAGACGGCGAGACGATAAAATCCGGCATCCTTTATGATTGGCCCGAGTTGGGGACGTAAATGCCTCTCTCCAAGATCACCTTTCGTCCCGGTGTCAACCGCGAGACGACCTCCTATGGTGATGAGAATGGCTGGTATAATTCCGACCTGATCCGTTTCCGAAAGGGGCGTCCCGAGAAGATGGGCGGCTGGGAACGGTTAAGCAGCAACACCATAGAGGGGACCGGAAGGTCCCTTCACGTATGGGCCGCGCTTGACGGCTCCAAGTACATGGGCCTCGGTACGGAAACCAAGTTCTATATCGAGGAAGGCGGCGGTTATAACGACGTAACGCCGATCCGGGCTACGACCACCCTCGGGGCCAATCCTCTCAAGACCGGGTCCGCTTCCAGCGGCATATTGACCGTGACGGCACCATCCCACGGTGCGGTGGACAACGACTTCGTCACGTTTTCCGGCGCTACGACCACGGACGGCGTCACCGCTGCACAGATCAATACGGAATTCCAGCTTACGCTTATCGACTCCAACAGCTATACCGTGACGACGGAAGGCTCGGCATCTTCCGGCGATACGGCGGGCGGCGGCTCTGCGGTCGTGGCGGAATACCAGATCAATACGGGGTTGAACACGGTCGTGACCGGAACGGGCTTCGGTGCGGGGACCTGGGGCGGTCTTACGTCTACCTATTCCCAGACGACGCTTAACGATAGCGGCGGGATAAGCGACTCGGACACCTCGTTCACGTTGACGAGCGCATCCGATTTCGAGACGGCCTCGACAACCACCGGAGCCAACCTCACGGCTTCCAGTTCCTCCATAGCAGCCGCCAATTCCAGTGCTTTCCCCAGCAAGGGAACGATCCTGATTGGTAGCGAGAAAATCCGCTACGGCACGAACGCGTCCAACGTCTTTGGCGAACTCACCCGTGGCGAAGACGGGACGACCGCCGCCAGTTCATCAAGCGGCGCGGCCATTACCTTCGTCGGGTTGATGCTGATCGAAGACGAGCTTATCCAGTATACGGGGAAGTCCACCAATCTGATCAACGCGGGCGTTGTTCGCGGGGTGCGGGGGACGACCGCCGCAGCCCATGCAGATGGCTTGGCTGTCAAGGAAGCGAACGCCTTCGTCGGATGGGGAGAATCCTCCACCACTGCCGCCGAGACGGGTTCCAACATCCGGTTGTACACGCAGGACAACTGGGGTGAGGACCTCATCTTCAACGTCTACGACGGTGCTCCGTATTACTGGGATAAGACCCTTGGCCTTGGAGCGCGGGCCACCACCTTTGCCTCGCAGACCGGCGCTTCGGATGCACCGACGATAACGCGAAGGATCATGGTATCCGGCGCGGATCGCCACGTCGTCTGTTTTGGATGCAATCCGATCAACGAGACCGACCAGGATCTGCTCATGGTGCGCTGGTCCGATCAGGAAGACCCTGTAGACTGGACCCCGACCGCGACCAACACGGCGGGTTCCCAGCGGATTTCGTCCGGTTCCGAGATCATATCGGCCCAGAAAACGCGTCAGGAGATGCTCATCTGGACCGACACCTCCCTTCACGCCATGCGTTTTACCGGGCCTCCCTTTACGTTCGGCATTTCGATGCTGGCGAACAACGTCTCGATCCTCGGTCCCAACGCCGTCACCACCGTGGGCGACAAGGTATTCTGGATGGACCGTGAGAACTTCTACGTCTACACGGGCCGTGTACAGGTGATCCCCTGCACCCTTCTGCGCTACGTGTTTGACGACATCAATCTCGACCAGAGCTTCAAGTGCTTTGCGGCGTCAAACAAGATGTTCGACGAAGTGTTCTGGTTCTATCCCACTTCCGACAGCGACGAGATCGACCGCTACGTCAAGTTCAACTTCACGGAAAACACCTGGGATCTGGGATCACTCTCCAGAACGGCATGGGTGGACTACGGCATCCATGACAATCCGCGTGGCTCCGGGGCCGTCAGTAGCGTGAACTACATCTACATCCACGAACTCGGGCAGAACAACGACGGCTCGGCCATGACGGCTTTCATCGAGTCGGCGGATTTCGACCTTGGCGATGGCGACCACTTCATGTTCATGAGCCGCGTGGTTCCCGACATCTCCATAACGGATACGAGCGGGGATTCGTCAGGAACCGTGGACTACATCGTCAAGACGCGGAACTATCCCGGTGACTCCCTTACCA